TTACGGTGCGGGCACCGCCAGCCGGGCGAAGGGGCCGGGTCCGAAGCGGGCGGAGATCTGCGCCACCGCGACGGTGACGTCGCCGCCGGCGAGGTCTTCGGCGAGGGCGGAGGCCGGATAGCGCCAGTCCGGGCCGCCGCGCGTGGTCTCGCGCAGGACGTCCTGCCCGCGCTCGATGCGGACGACGTATTCCTCGCGTTCCTCGCCCAGCGGCACGTCGGGCAGCGACCAGTCGTCGCCGTCGATGCGCGTGCGCCGGATCCAGCTCAGCCCGAGCCCGCCGCCGTCCGGCACGGCCCGCAGATGCGCCGGCGCGTAGGGGCGCAGGCCCACGCCGTCGAAGGCCTCCACCCGTTCGACATAGGACGGATCGTCGTAGGGGCGCAGGGCCGGCCCGATCCGGTAGTGGCGCGCCTGCCGCCGGTCGCTGGCGGCAAGGGCGATCTGCACCGGGCGGCCGTCGAGCTTCACCACCCGCGATCCGGCCGGCCAGACGGGCGGCATCACGCCGTCGGTGCCGTAGCGCCCGCGCAGCCGGTGCGACAGGAGCCACCGCCCCGGCCCGATCATCTGCACGTCGCGCGCCTGGATCAGCTCCCACGCGCCGGGCGTGCCGTCGCCAATGGCCAGAAGGTTGCCGCCGTTGAGGAGCCCTTCGTCGTCGATCCCCTCGAACGCGCCGGAGAAGAGCCGCACCTGCAGCGCCGCGCCACGGTCAATGCGCCCCGCCGGCGCCTCGATCAGGGCGCTTTCGGTGCGGCCGATGGCAGACCGCGCCGCGATGATCTCGTTCAGCGCGTAATCGGCATCGGTGGGCGCGTCGTAGACCGCGACGGTCCCCGGCCAGGGCGTCGCGGTGATGGCGATGTGGGGCGCATGCGGCGCCTCGTCCCCGGTGATCAGCGGCAGATCGAGGAAGACCGGCAGCACCGGCACCGCCGGCACGAAGGGGCGCAGGTTGGCGGCTGTGTCCGGAAATTCGGACGGCACGTAGGTGCCGGGGTCGATGCGCACAGCCTCCAGGATCTGGCGGTCGGTGACCTCCACCCGGTCGATGCGAAACCGCGTGCCGGACAGCGAGACCACGTCGCCCGCGCCCAGCGGCAGGCGCGAGGGCGGCAGCGCGAAGCGCACCGATTCGCGGGCGAGCCGCGCCTCCACCAGCCAGCGCTCTGCGATCTGGCGCCCCTCGGCACGGGTCAGCGACACTGCCACGTCGCTTTCCGATATCGCGTGCGTGGCGTCGTCGGGCAGGATCGCCTCTTCGGCTACCGTGTCGTGGTCGCCGTCCGCCTCGAAGAAGCGCAGGCGCACGCGGCCGGCCATCTCGGCCTCCGCCGCGCGCGTCTCGATCAGGCGGGCGTCGAGGTCCGCCGACAGGGCCAGCCCGCTTTCGTCGATCTCGGTGGCGGGTGCCCCGCCGCGCATGCGGAAGACCAGCGTGCCGCCGCGCTCGATCGCGTCGAAGCCGTAGGCGAGCATCAGGGGTTGCAGCGCACGGCGCGCGTCGCCGACCTCGGGCACCGCGTAACCGCGCACGAAGCCGTGGAGCGCGGAGGTGTCGATGTCGGTCAGCCCGGCGCGCGCGCAGATCGCCGTGACCACGGCGGCCAGCGTCTGCGCCGAGGCGCGCCCGGTGATCCAGTGCCCGCGCCGCCAGTTGCCGCCGTCGGCCCAGGTGTCGCCCAGCGCCGGGAACCACGGATAGGGGCGTGCATCCCAGGCCCAGACGAAAGTGCGCGACAGGTCGATCATCCGCCCGCCGTATTCGGGCGAGACGGGGTTGTGCCCCGGATCGCCCCAGTAGAGGTGCAGCGCCTGCAAATACTGGTGCTGGATCAACTCATCCCGAAGTCCGTTCGAATGGCGCGGCAGGAAGCTTTCGGACGACTTCGGGTCAAGGAACACGTTCGGCTGGTTGGTGCCCTTGTCGACGGCGGGGCAGCCGACCTCGGTGAACCAGATCGGTTTCGACATCGGCTCCCACGCGGTCGGGGTCGCCGCGCGTACACCGCCGGGGCGATTGTGGTGCCGCCGCGACCACCAGTTGCGCAAATCCTTGTAGCGGTAGACCCACGGCTCGCCATGAGCGCCGTCGGTGATCGGCACCCGCCGCTGGGCCGCGCGCGCCTCGGGCGTGGGGTAATACCAGTCGTACCCCTCGCCGCCCGCCACGCCGGCCAGCAGGTAATCCAGATCGTAGATCGAACCGTAGGCGGCGGCGTGATCCTCTTCGTCCCTCCAGTCCGATTGCGGCATGTAATTGTCGATGCCGACGAAATCTATCTCGGGGTCCGCCCAGAGCGGATCGAGGTGGAACCACACGTCGCCAGAGCCGTCCTGCGGGTGGTAGCCGAAATATTCCGACCAGTCGGCGGCATAGCCGATCTTCGTCTCCGGCCCCAGCAGCGCGCGCACCTCCGCGGCGAGCGTGCGCAGGTGCCGGACCGAGGGGAAGCCGGTATCGTCGCGGATCTGAGTGAGCGCGCGCATCTCCGAGCCGATGCAGAAGCTGTCCACCCCGCCCGCCGCGGCGCAAAGTGCGGCGTTGTGCAGGATGAAACGGCGAAAGCTCCATTCGTCCGGGCCGGAATAGGCCACGCGGCCCTCCGCGACGTCGAAGTCGGCCGCGGCGGCGGTGCCGAAGAAGGCGTCGACCTCGGCCCGCGCGGCGGCGGTCTTGTCGGGCGTGCCCTCCCGCCCCGGCGCGACCGACAGCGTGATGCGTCCGCGCCAGGGCAGCACGGCCTGATCGTCGGCCCCGGTCCAGGGGTCGGGCAGGCCGTTGCACTCGAGCTGCTCCATCAGGATGAACGGGTAGTAGAGGACGGCCTGCCCCTCTTCGCGCAGCTTTTCGATCGCCTCGATCACCGCGTCGTCTGCGGGGGTGCCGCCGTAGATCACGCGGCCGTCGATCTTCGGCACCTCTTCGGCGGTGTCGCGGGTGAGGCCCGAGACCCGCCACGGCATCTTCTTGGCGTCGAACTCGGTCTGTTCGACCTTGGGGCGCAGGCGGCACGTCCCGCAGCGCAGGTCGTCGCCGAACCAGCTGACCACCAGCGACACCGCGTCGTTATTGGGCAGCTCGTCCCGCATCATGCGAAGCGAGGTGTTGAAGTCGGGCTCTTCGGACGGCGAGTTGACGTTGACGAGCTGCGACGACCCTTCCCCGAACACCAGATGCTGCTGTGTGGCGGCGAGGGAATACTCGCCCGTCCCCGGCAGCATCGCGACCCCGCGGATGAGCTGCGGCACGTCATCGGCCGCGACCGAGGGGCGCACCACCTCGAAGGAAAACTGCGGCACCCGGTTACCGAAGCGGCCGAGACCCAGATCCTCGATCACCACGTAGGCGGTGCCGCGATAGGCCGGCACGAAGCCGACGCCCTCGATCGCCTCCATCTTCGGGTCGGGAAGCTGGCCGTGCGTACCGGTATAGACGCGCATGTTCAGATCGCGGACCGGCATCTCGGCGCCGTCGGCCCAGACGCGGTTGATACCGCCGATCTCGCCCTCGCAGACGGCGAGCGCGAGGCTCACACTGTAGCTGTATGTCTTCACCTTGGGCTTGGGCGGGCCGCCCTTGCCGCCGCCCCCGCCCGAGGTCTTCACGTGTTCCTCGAACTCCGAGGCCCAGATCACCTGCCCGCCGACGCGCATCCGCCCGTAGACCTGCGCGATGGGCGCGCCTTCGGAGGCGCCGGTGAGGCGGAAACGCTCGATCCGGCCGGTCTCCACCGTCTCGGCGCCCTGGCCCATGATGCGCTTGTCGATCACGCGGCCGAGCGTGGCGCCGGCGAAGCGGCCGATGGCGGTCATCGAGAGGCCGAGCACCGAGCCGCCGACCGACGATCCGATCGCCGCGCCTGCGGCAGAGAGAAGAAGGGTCGCCATCGGTCAATCTCCTGGATCTTTTGGGGGCAGAGGCGGCGGCACGCCGCTCAGCGCGGATCGGGAAAGGCGAAGCGCGCCACCACGCGGCGCGCCCAGGGGCGCGACAGCGCGCTTTCGATCACGCCATGGCCTGAATAGGCGTGGAGGAACGCCGCCGGCCCCGTCGCGATGCCGAGATGCTTGGCGACCGATCCGTCGCGCATCCGGAAAAGCAGCACATCGCCCGCCTCGGGCGCCCCGCGCGGGCGCGGCGACAGGTGGCGCAGGGCGGCGGCCCAGAGCCGTTCCTCCCCGGCAGGTTCGGACCAGTCGCGGGTATAGGCCGGCGGGCGCTCGGGCTCGGGCCCCTGCACCTCGCGCCAGACGCCGCGCAGAAGGCCGAGGCAGTCGCATCCCGCGCCCTTCGCCGCCATCTGGTGGATATAGGGCGTGCCGATCCAGCCGCGCGCGGCGGCGACGATGTCGGCCCGCCCGCTCATCGCCGGCTCCCGCCGCCGAGCGCCTTGGCCTCGGTCGGATGCACGGTCAGCCAGTCCTCGCCGGGGATGTCCGGGAAGCCCTGGAAGTTCAGAAGGTTGTTGAATTTCAGACGGCAGGTCTCCATCCGCTTGTCACAGCCGGCCTGAACGCGCACGCGGTCGCCCGGCCGGATCTCCGCCCGGATCGGCTCCCACAGCTCGATCACGCGCGCGCTGCCGCGCGTCTCGTCGCGCTTGACCCAGCCGAAAAGGCCGGCGGCCGGCCCCTCCAGCACCTCGAACCGGCCGCGGCGGAACCAGTCGGGATCGAAGCCGCCGATGGCCCCGAGCGAAAAGCGGCGCCCGTCCTCGGCCGACGCCAAAGGGCCTTCCCAGAGATAGCCCGGCTGGGCGAAGTCGAAGCCGCAGGCGGCATCGCCCAGAACCGCGGTGCACGGCGCCTGGTAGACCCGCCCGATCGGGCGGTTGAGCTTCTCGGCCAGCCCGCGCAGCTCGGCGTGAAAGGCCCCTTCCTCGCGCCGGATCTCTCCGATGAAGCCGCGGAACAGGATCTTGCGCGCCGAGGTGTCGGCCCAGTTGACGAGCCAGGCGACCACCTCGGCGTCGTCGAAGCGGCCGGCCTCGATATCGGCCTCGGTGATCGCATCGGCCGACAGAGCGCCCAGCGCCTCGGTGTTGTCGACCGACAGGCCCGTGCCTTGCTGCAGCGCCAGCGCCGTGAGGCCGCTATCGGCGCGGAAGGTGCGGCCGGCGAAGGTCAGGTCGCGGTCGTGATCGGTGAAGCCGAAGCTCACGCCGTCGGTGCGGTTGACCTCCCACGCGCGGGCCACCGTGGTCAGCCCGGTTTCGAGGTGGTCGTGCAGCGCCGCCTCGCTCATGTCCGCACCTCGATCACCGGAACCGAGGGCGCCTCGCCGGCGCGGAAATTGGCCACCGAGGTTTCGATCCGGTCGGCGTCGAAGCGTACCGGCACGTCGAATTCGAAGCCCGCGGTGATCGCGGCACCGACGAACGGCGCGACCTCGAAGGTCACGAGGCCGGTCGCGGTATCGATCTCGAAATCCACCGCCTCGCGCTGCTCCACGCTCTGCACGCCCACCGTGACGGTGCCGGCGACCGGCTTCTCGATCGGCCTCCGGTAGGTCTGGTCGCCCGAGCGGTAGAGCTTGCAGAGCGGGAAGGAGACGGTCCGCCCGTCGCCGCGCGCGATCACCTGGTCACGGTAATCGGGCTCGCGCGAGGGCAGGCAGGACTTGTAGTCGGCCCAGTCCTTCCAGCGAAAGCCGTGCAGCTTGCCGCGCCGCGCCTCGAAGAAGGCCACCAGCGCCTCGATATCGTCGAGCGAGCGCAGGCCGACGCCGGCGTCGTAGCGCCGCCGCGAATGCGCCCAGGGCGTGTTGCGCTCCTCCGCGCCCGAGGCGAGCGTGACCACGTCGGTCTTGCGCTCCGGCCCGCCGACGGAGCCGAAGCTGAGGCGCGCGGGAAATCGGATCTCGTGAAAGGACATGGGGCCTCCGGTCTCAGCGGTTGCGTTGGCCGCGCGCGAGCATCCGGCCCATCTGCGCGGCGATCTGGGTCTGGCTGCGGCGGAAGCCCTCGACGTCCGGGGTGGTGATGTTCATCACCACGCTCACCGGCTGGTCGCCGCCGCCCTCGGCGCGCACGCCGAGCCGGCCGTCCGAACCGCGGGTCAGCGGCATGATCGCCTCCGGCCCCGCCTCCCCCATGAGCCCGGTGCCGCCGCGCATCGGAAAGGCCGTCGCCTGCGACACGATCCCGCCATTGGCGAACGGCGTCACGCGCCCCTGGGTGAAGGCGCCGCCCTTGGCGAAGGGGGCGAAGTCGCCGAAGATCGACCCGACGCCTTGCCTGATCATGCCGCCGAAATGGTCCGCGACCGGCTTTACCGCCGCGCGCCAGGAAGCGTCGATCATCGACTGCGCCACGGTGCGCAGCGCATCCGACAGCTTCATCCCGTCGAGCACAACGCCGTCGATGGCGCGCGACACGCCCCGGCTCATGGCGTTCTCGAAGCGCCGTGCGCCGGCGCTCGACTGCTCGAACGTGGCGCGGATGCGCTCCATCTCGCCGTGAAAGGCGCTGGCCATGGTGCCGGCGCCGGCCATCGAGGCCTCCAGCGCCTCGATCTCTTCGTCCAGTCCGTCGAAGTCGGTCATTCGGGATCCTCCGTCATGTCGGGAAAGGCGGCCATCAGCGCGTCGAGCCGGGAGCGGTCCATCGCCCGCGCACCGCCGCCCGCCCCCAGCATCACCCGCAGCTCCGCCGGGGTGAGCGCCCAGAACTCCTCGGGCCTGAGGCGCAGGCCGTGCAGGCCCGCGTGCAGAAGCTCGGCCCAGGCGACGCGCATCTCAGCCCTCGCCCGGCAGGGCGAAGGCGCGGGCCAGAAGCTCCGCCGCCGCGCGCGCCGCCGCCATCGGGCCGCCGGCGATATCGGCGGCCAGAAGCTCCTGCGCGCCCCCCGGCCAGCCGCCGCCGCGCAGGCCCGCGACGATCACCGCCAGCACGTCGCGCGAGGTGAAGCGCGCCGCCTCGAACCGCACGGCCAGCGCCACCAGACTGTCCTCGCCAAGCTCGGCCTCCAGTTCGGCAAGCGCCCCGAGGGTGAGGCGCATCACCCGCGTCTCGCCGTCGAGGACGATCTCGACCTCTCCGCGCCAGGGATTGACCATCAGCTTGCCGCCGCCACGAAGCTCAGCGCCCCCGCCGAGGCGAGCGAGACCTCGTAGGTCGCCTCCCCGTCGTGGTTGCCGGCGTATTCGATGGCGGTCACCTGGAACGCCCCCTCGACGGTGCCGAAATCGGGGATCACCACCTGGAAAGCCGGCGTCTCTCCGTCAAAGAAGATCTGCCGCGCGCGTTCGTCCGTCGCCTCGTCCTTGAAGATGCCCGAGCCCGAGATCGCGGCCGACCGCACCCCGGCGCCGCTGAGAAGCTCGCGCCAGCCTCCGGCACTGTCGAGCGTGGTGACATCCACCGTCTCGGCGTTGAAGCTCACGCGGGAGGCGCGCAGCCCCGCCATGGTCTGGAACTGGCCGTCACCGGTCAGGTCCACCTTGATCAGAAGATCCTTGCCGTTCTGGGCTGGCATATCGGTCACTCCGTTCGCTGGGTTGGGTCAGTCGGCTTCCACGCGGGCGCGGAAGGTCAGGTCGATGCGCCGCGTGCCGTCGCTTTCGCGGCGGGCGCGGGCCTTGAGAAAGCGCAAGGAGACAAGCCGCCCCCGCGCCATCGGCAGGCCCGCGCCGCACAGCGCGTCGCAGGCGGCGGCGGCGGCGTCCTTGGCCGCCTGAAAGCCGGCCGCTGCGGTGACGACCGACACGTTGAGATCATGCCAGGCGCCATGGCCCGTCCCGTCCGAGGCGTCGCGCACCCGTTCGGCGCCGAGCGTCATGTAAAGCGCGGGCAGCGTCCCCGAGGGCACGGCGTCGTAGACATGGCCCCCCGTGGCGGCGGCCACGGCCGCATCGGCGGTCAGCGCCTGGTAGATCGCGGCCTGAAGGGCCGGCGCGGTGGCATAGCTCATGCGGCGATCTCCTCTTCGGCAAAGCAGGTCAGGTAGCGGCCCGCCGGGTCGCGCTCGGCCACCGCCTCGATCACGAAGCGGCGGGTCTCGAAGACGAAGCGCTGGCCGGGAGCGGGGCGCGCGGGATCGCCCATCGGGGCGCCGCGCACGATGATCCTGTAGGAGGTGAGCGCCACCGGCCCGCCGGCGCTCCCGCCATCGCGGCCCGACCGCGCCTCCACCGCCCCCCAGAGCGTGCCGAGTGCCTGCCACGTCTCGGCGAAGCCGCCGGCCCCGTCGGGCAGCTTTTGCGGCGCCTCGAGCGTCAGCTCGCAGGTCAGTCGCGGCGCGCTCATGACGTGAACCCCACGCGCATCTGGCGATAGCGGGCAACGAGGGAGGTCACGCCGAACGGCATGCAGCCCTCGCCCAGCGCGGTCGCGTCGCGGTATTCGTAATAATGCGCCGCCAGCAGCATCACCGCCTGCACGAGGTCGGCGGGCAGGTCGTCGCAGGTCTCGCCGTAGCCGGCGGTAAAGCGAATCTCGGCGCTGCCGCCCTCGGGAATGCGGGGCAAAAGGCGCTGCTGGTAGCGCAGGCGCGGCGCGTGCATGTCGGCCGTCGTCCGGAACCGGAAGATGTCCGGATACTCGGCGGTGCCGGTCCGGTCGGTGATCGTCACCTGGCTCAGATGTGCGATCGGCGCGATAGGCAAGGGCTGCGCCTCGGGATCGTCCCAGCGCTCCAGCGTCAGGACAAAGTCTCGTTGCAGCAGCGCCTTGCCGGTGCGCGCCTCGATCGCCGCCATCGCCGCCCGCAGGAAAGACGTCAGCACGGGGTCCTGCACGGTGCTCGCCGCAAAGCCGGAGCCGAGCCGCAGATGGTGCTTCAGCGCATCGACTGGCAGCGCCGCGTCCGGCACGGATGTTTCTTTGGTCAGGATCATGGTCGTGTCTCTCCGCTCACCGGGACAGGCCGCCGCGCGTGTCGTGCAGCCGGGCCGGGGCGGCTGGCCGCCCCGCCAATTCGGGCCATGGGGCCACGGCGCGGGGCGGCGAACCGCCCCGCGCGGCGCCTTACGAGCTCGCGCAGCGCAGCAGCTTGATCGCCGCGAAGTCCGACACGTCGCCGCCCACGCGCTTGGCGGCGTAGAACAGAACGTGCGGCTTGGCGCTGAACGGATCGCGCAGAACCCGCAGATCCGGGCGCTCGGCAATCGTGTAGCCCTGGCCGAAGTCGCCGAAGGCGATCGGGAAGGCGCCTGCGCCCACATCCGGCATGTCCTCGGAGATCAGCACCGGGTACCCCAGAAGCCGCGCCGGCTCCGCCGCGGCGAACCCGTCGGCCCACAGATGCCGGCCGTCGACGTCCTTGAGCTTGCGCAGTGCGCCCGCGGTCTTGGAGTTGCACACGAACGTGGCGTTCGCCCGGTAGGGTGCCGGCAGCGCGTAGACCAGTTCGATCAGGCCGTCGCCGGTGCCCAGATCCGCGGTCGACCCGCTCTCCACGTAGCCGAGCGATTCCCACGCCCAGCTGTCGTTGGCGACCGCGGGGTGGTCGAGAAAGCCGCGCGGCTTGTCGGCGCCGTCGCCGCTGACGAACGCGGCCGCCTCGGCGCGCGCGAACTTGTCGGCGATACGCCCCGCCAGCCACGCCTCGATGTCGAAGGCGCTGTCGTCGAGCAGACGCTGCGAGGCCTTCGGCATCGCGTTGAGCTCGTAGAGCGGGATCGAGATGCGCTCGATCGTCGGCGTGCCGCTTTCGGCGGTCGGATCGGTCTCGTTCGCCCAGCCGGCGCCGGCGTCGTTGCGGTCGATCAGCACGTCGAAGGACGTCGCCTCCACGTTCACCACGTTGGCCACCGCGCGGATCGACGCGGTCGAGGCGAGCGTGGAGCGGATCATCTCCGAGGTCGCCGGATCGACGAGGTAGCCGCCGTCCGAGTTGATCGCGGTGGAGAGCGCCTTGCCCTCCAGCTCGACGCCGCGCAGGGCGTCGTCGTCGCCGGTGCGCAGGTAGGCGTTGAACGCCTTCTGGTGCGGCGCTTCGGTCTCGGCCGAGGACGCCAGGGCGGGGCGGCGGGCCGCCGCCACGGATTTACGATCAAGCATGGTCACTCGCTCTTCCTGTGCTTCGAGTTTCGCGTAGAGGTCGGCCCGCATGGCCTTGACGTCCTGGACGAGGCCCGCGATCGCGGTCCCCACCCGGAGGGCCGGAGACACGTCTTCCCCGGTCCGAGAACGGGTCTCGGTTTCACTCATTGGTCTCTTGGTCCTTCGGTCTGGTCGGGGCCGCGTCAGCCGCCCGTCAGGTCAAGGCGCGCGGCCTCCAGCGCCTGCGCCATCTCGCGCAGGGCGCCCGCCTCGGGGCTTTCCTCGCCCTTGGCCTGCACCCGCGCACTGGAGAGCATCGGGAACGTCACCAGCGACACCTCCCACAGCTCCAGTTCGGTCAAGAGCCGCCGGCCCTTGTCGGTCTTGGTGGACTTCAGCGTCCGGTAGCCGATCGACAGCCCGTCGATGGCCCCCGCCGCGATCAGCGCCGCCGCCTCGCGGCCCTTCTCGATGCAGTCGAGGATGCGGCCCTTCACGTAGAGCCCCCGGCTGTCCTCGCGCACCTCGTCCCAGACGCCGATGGGCTGCGACGGATCGTGCTGCCACAGCATCTTGACCGCGCGCCCCTCGCCCGAAAGCCGCTTCAGCGACGCGGCATAGGCGCCCTTGGCGACCACGTCGTTGCCCTGGTCGCAGGCCCCGAAATAGGAGGCATAGCCCTCGATCCGGGCGCCCTCGGCGACGGTCAGGTCCGCCTCGAAGCTGCAGAACTTGGTTTCCAGTTGCATCATCTGCCCCTTTTCCCGCCTCACGGCGCCACGCTGAGTATGGATTGGAAGGCCTGCGCCAGGATCACCGCGCAGACGCCGTAGACCGCCAGCCAGAGCCGGCGCTCGAGCCGCTCCATCAGCGCCTCGATCCGGTCGAGCCGGTCGGAGATGTTGCCGAACTGCAGGTCCGACAGCCGCTCGTGCGCCTCCAGCCTAAGCCCCGGCGCGCAGGCGAAGGGCTCATAGTCGCCGCGCGGCTCAGCCATCGTCCGCGTCCGCATCGGTTGCGCCTCCTTCGCCGGTTTCGGGCGCCGGCAGCGGCGGCAGGCCGAGAAGCGCGCGCTTCTCCGCGTCGGTCAGAAAGCTCGCCCCGGCGACGCGCGCCCATTGCGCGTCGCGCTCGGCCGACAGCGCCGGCACCTGGTCGAGGTCGGGCTTGAGCTCCAGCACCTCGCCGGTGAACTGCGACAGCCAGTGGCCAAGGCAGGCCGCCACGCGCGTCGCCAGCGGCAGCACCGTCAAACGATAGAACGCGCGGTGCGCCTCCTGATAATTGGCGTAGGTCGCCTCCCCGGGGATGCCCAGCAGCATCGGCGGCACGCCGAAGGCCACCGCGATCTCGCGCGCTGCCGCCTCCTTGGTCTTCTGGAACTCCATGTCCGCGGGCGAGAAGCCCATCGGCTTCCAGTCGAGCCCGCCTTCCAGCAGCATCGGCCGGCCGGCATTGCGCGCGCCCTGGTGGTACGCCTCCATCTCGTGCACCAGCCGCTGGTACTGGTCTGGCGAAAGGCCGCCTGCCCCGTCCGCGCCGGTATAGACGATCGCGCCCGAGGGCCGCGCCGCATTGTCGAGAAGCCCCTTGGACCAGCGCGAGGCCGAATTGTGCACGTCCATCGCCGCGGCGGCGGGCTGCATCGGCGACAGGCCGTAATGGTCGTCCTGCGGGTGAAAGCTGCGCACGTGGCAGATCGCCGGCACCTCGGTCACGTCGAAGCGCGCCTTGCGCCCGCCGACGCTGTATTCGTAGGCCACCGGCCAGCCGTCCGCCCCCGGCACCAGACGCATCCGGTCCGAGCGCAGCACGTGCAACTCGAAAGGGGCGCCCGCCTCGCCCGCGACCGCCTCCACATAGGCGTCGCCCGACAGCAGGAGCTGACCGAAGAGGGCCTCCAGCAGCTCCGCCTTGCCCTGGCCGGGGTTCGGCCGCGCCAGCAGCGACAGGACGGGGTGCGCCTCGAAGCGCTGCTCGGCGTCCTGCAGGACCAGCGGCAGCGCCGCGGCGGCCTCGGCGATGAGCTTGACCGCGCGAAACCCGACCGGATTGCCCGCGAACCCCGTGCGGGTCAGCGACACCGTGTCCCGCGGGCTCCAGGCGACGCGCCCGGCGGTGGCGTAGGCGACGACGGGACCGGTCGCGCTCGCCTTCGCCTCGGGGGCCTCGCCCGCGTTCCGGTGGAAGAGCTGAAAGACCATGCGCACCGTTCCCTTTGTTCGTCCTGGCGTGGTCCGGGGGCTGGGCGCCTGCCCGCTCCCGGATCGAAAACCAATCTATGACCGGCCCTTTAAGATGCGGATGTCACAGCGTACGCAGCGCCGGGCGCGAGCGCGGCGCGCGCAACACCAGATCGGTCAGCGCCCAGACCAGCGCGTCCACCCGGTCCGGCGACCCCGCGCCCTCGTAGCCCTGCGCCGTCATCCGGCACATCTGCTCTTCCAGCAGTTCGAACCCCGGCGCATGCGCCACCCGCCCCTGTTCGTAGAGCGCCGCCACCGGCTCGGCCCGCGCCGCCTTGCCGCGACTGGCATGGACCTTGGTCAGCGGCACGTGCGGATCGAGAGAGCGGATCACCGCCTCCACCATGTCGCCGCCCTGGTTGACCTCGGCCACCAGCCGGTCGCCCTGCCAGCGCGCCATCGCATCGAGAGCGGCCTGCGCCCAGCCGGACGGCCCCAGCCCCTGAACGCTGGCATCCTCCAGCACCACGGCGCGCAGATCGTCCGGCCCCTGCCCGCCCTGCCGCAGCCCGGCGACGACGATGCCGCAGGTATCGGCCTTCGCGCCCGAAGAGGCCGGCGGATCGACCGCCACGACGATGCGGCCGCAGACCGGCACGTCCTGCCCCCGCGCCCCGTCGAGCAGATCCTCGGTCCAGAGCGCCCCCTCCACGTCGTCGAACAGAACGCCGTCGAGTTCCTGCCGCCCCAGCCGCGTGCCGGCATAGCGCGCGCGCACCTCCTGAAGGAAACTCTCGGCAAGGTTGGCGCGGTTGGCCTCGGTCGGCGCATGGGTGCTGACCGTGGAAGGCGCCTCCAGCAGGCGCTTGAGCACCGCGACGTTGCGCGGCGTCGTGGTCACGCAGACCTGCGGGCGTTCCCCCAGCCGCAGCGCGAATTGCAGCATGTCCCAGGTGTCCTGGCCCTTCCTCCACTTGGCCAGCTCGTCCACCCAGGCGCCGTCGAATTGCGGCCCGCGCAGCCCCTCGGGCTCGTGCGCCGAGAACGCCATCGCCTCTGCCCCGTTCGGCCAGACCAGGCACTTGCGCGAGGCTTTCCATTCGGGCCGCCGGTCGGGCGGCGAGCAGGCCATGATCCCGCTGTCGCCGAAGATCATCACCTCGCGCACCTGGTCCTGCGTCTCGCCCACCAGCGCCAGCCGCCGGCACCGACCGTGATCGAGGGGTTTGGACCCCTCGACCACGCTGCGCACCCATTCGGCGCCGGCGCGGGTCTTGCCCGCGCCGCGCCCGCCCAGGATCACCCAGGCGCGCCAGTCGCCCTCGGGCGGCAACTGGTGCGGCATCGCCCAGACCTCGAAGAGATAGGGCAGCGCCAGTTCCGCGCCCTGCCCGAGCCCCGCCAGCCAGCGCTCAAGACTTGCAGCATCGCTTGAGGCGATGGAGCCGGCAGCGAATTTCGTTTCGGGCAGCTTCGAGGTCGACGGCGTATGCAT